TTATTAATGTGAGCTAACAAGACCTGAGTATTGCGCTCTGTATTCATCTTCATCTGCGCTACTTTCAAATCCATCTCGGCTTGCTGACGGTTACGCTGATCTTCCAGTTGGAATTTACGCTGATTTTCTTGGGCTTGATACTCTTGCTTGGCCTTCTCAAGTTCCATCTGCATCTGCATCTTTGCTGGTTCAATCTGCATAGTATTTTGCATTTTGGCTTGTTCAAGCTGGGATTGCATTTGTAGTTTTTGCATTTCAGGGGTAGGCGGTTTAGGTTGACCTTCTTGTGCCTTAGCTTGTTCACGGAACTTATCAGCAGTTTCGTCAATGATTCCTTCAAGACCCTTACCAGCCTTGAACGCAGTAACAGCGAATTTAACCATCTCCATCAGCATCGGTGTCATTTCAGGGACAGCTTGTGCGGCAGGGATAACTTGTTGCATAAAGCCACCGATTGCACTCAAGAACTCCATACGATCTTGCTTTTCTTGCATCTCGTCTTGGAAGATCATTGAGTCTGAAGTTACTTCGATACGGAAGTTCTTAGCTGACTCATCACGCAATAGGGCTAATGCTGGCTGGATGTATTGTTTATCCGTGTCAGATAATTGCATTGCACCTGAAATCTTGACAATCGTATCGTCTGTAAAGTGATTACAGATAATCTGTGCCTTGATAGACAGAAGTTCTGTAGCAAAGTCTACTACTGCGTGTTGCATAGTCTTTAAACGACCTGCGGCATTATTAGACTTAATGACCTGTGCGCCTAGTGTTTCATTAGGATCGGTCTGTCCACGCTGAATATCAGCAATACCCATAATCTCGTAGATTTGACCCTTAACCTGATCCATTGCCTGATAAGACATGGTTAAAGCACTAGCAATAGGGGCGATGTCTACAAGGTTAATAGCTCCCTGCATACCCTGTTTTTCAGCAAATGCGTTCCAGTTCTTGACTGGTAACAATGAATTGTTTTCGCCTTCAGAGAATAGACGGGCAAGACTTGGCTCAGATGCGTCATATACACCCCGAACCTTGAGTGCTTGAATAAATCCATCAATACGATCAGCAAGCGTGTCTAGCTGTCTTGCTTGGTCTTGGTACAGTACAAAGTCAGGGATTGGGACTAATGAATCCGTAGTCAATGTAGAAAATAAAGGTTTAGGGCATGGCCAAAAGTTTTCTAGTTTTAATGGGTCGGCACGGGTATCAAGGATTTCACCCATAGACTTAGATAGCCAAATGACCTCACCTGAAGTCTTGTCCCATATCTCATAGATACAGGCTTCTTTTGCGCCTTCGCCCATCTTCTCGTTAAAAGACTTAGAAGTTTCAGGCTTTGTATCCAATGGGATACGCCCACCCAATTCCTCACCAAAGCGTTCAACAAGGGCAGGTCTACCTAGATAGACTTTACGCCATACTGCGGTGACTTCTTCCCATGTACGGGCAACGGTTAAACCAAAGTCACGCCAATGCACATAGTCAACAGGCGCACACTCGTACTCAATGCGTTCCTGATCCTCACGGTACATACCGCCTTCGGTTTCTGCCTCGTCAATGTCCTCAGTAATTTCAAGGCCATCTTCAGGCATATCCATACCATCAGCTTCACTTCCGACAATATGTGGCTCATAACGAACCCAGCTAGTACCACGCCCACCTAACAAGCGGTCATTAACTGATTGATTCATAGCGGATTTGTAATCACCGTAGTGGGTGATCTCGTAGTCCAATGCTCTCTCAAGCATCATAGAAGCTACTCTACCGATAGGATCGTTGTCCCTAAATCTACGGCTTACATCAGGTCTAGGCAGTCTAGCAAAGATAGCTGGGGTAATAGTCTGTACATTGCTCCACAGAATATTAAACTTTGCATTAGGGTTATTCCTAGTACGGCTGTCATCACGATACCGTTTAACAATCTTGTCGGCTCTACCTTCCCACTCTTTGAAGGTTCTTTCGTATTGGCCGATAGTGTTATACCAATCTTGGTATTCGTGTTCCATATTTATATCCTACGGTGTGTTATTTTAGGTGTTTCTTTCCACATCTCGTTGAGCGTTACATCAGTTTGCCCGACATGAAGTCCCTTAATTCTTGAATCTTTGAGGATAGGGCTGTCCTCATCTTTCCATACAATACTGAGATAGCGGAACGCATCGGCAGAGTGACTTGTGAAATCATGTTTTGGGCGGTCATTAAAGCATTTCTTATCATCATTCCATTCCCGTTGATACTGACGTAAACATTCGATACCTTCTTCACATCTATTATCAAACCAAGTGCGAGTTAATGCAAGCCTTGTTGCCTGTATTCCATCCTGAATTGACAGGTTTGGAACGATTTTTAGGTGTTTTATGTCGATTTTTGTCGCAAATTGTTCGATTATGCTCTTACCACCCGATGCCATAGTTTTAGCTCTAGCGTCATGCGGCAGGTAATGATAGCCATACTTGTACCCGAACTCATCTTCTTTTTGTGCGAGCAGACCTGTATAGAATGGCACAGCCTGTCCGTTAGATGAGTGGTGATCTAGAACCCGTATCTCCCCATAAACCACCTGAAACCACCATATTGAAGTGGAGTCATTAAAACCCAAGTCCCAAGCAGTATGACAGGGGAACATAGGATCGTAGTCAACAGTAGTAATTCGATCCAAGTCAGTAATCCTACGCATCTCTTGACCATAGTACGCCCCCATAATTGCCGCTTCAAATGAGCATAAGAACTCCTGCTCGTACTGGTTAGCTGACATAGACTGCTGGGCATCATATAACTCAGCTTCAGGTAGTAGTCCTGACTGATCTGCTCTTAGAGTCTTAACATACCAGTTATCACTCTTTTGACCTTCGTTATAGAGATCATAAAAGGCATTATGACCTTTAGGAGTGCCAATAAAGGTAGCCCAACCTTGTCTATCAGTTAGTAGTGGTCTAACAATCTCACCCCACATACGGGGCTTCATGTCTGCATACTCGTCTAAGACTACGCCATCAAGGTATAAACCACGCAAGCTATCAGGGTTATCAGCACCAAATAATCGTATCTTTGCCCCTGTAACCAGTTCTACCCATAGTTCTGACTGATTAGCCTTAACAATGGCTGGTTCTGCGTACTTTAAAAGATAGTCCCAAGCAATGTTCTTAGCCTGTGCGTAATACGGAGCTATGTAAGCGTATCTGCCGTCAGGTTTGTTCTCATGTATTGCCCTACGGATAGTATCTGCAATCGTAGCCACCGTTTTCCCTGCTCTCCTGTGGCAAACCAATACAGCCCAGCGTTCCTTACGTCTGTGAAAGTCTAAGAACGCTTCCCTAGCCTTATAGGGGTACTCATACTTTTTAACTATCTCAGTCAAGGAATTTATGTTCGTGAATTATCTTAACTGGCTCATCTTGTGGGCTAGTGTGTTCTGTCCTAGCTAACTTAGGAACGTGGTATTCAGCTACTTGCATAAAGCAATCAAACGCTACCTTTGGCCCTAACTTCTCGTTCATAGCGATCTCGTCAAGCCATTGTTGTAGTTTGTCTGCGTTACCATCCACGAACTTAGCGATCGCCTCTCTAGCGAGTGCTGTGGACTTATTAGGGCTACCTTTGGGTCTGCCTTTAGGATTATTAGTTTGTTGTTTAATTGCCATATCTATCTCAAGTGGTTGATTAAGATAAGTTAATTCTACTCTAATTTATCAACTTGTTGTTGTATTAGGTCTTTACGAGTAGGCGTGTTTTGATACATTTCTTCAAATTTAGGATTTAATTCAAAATTTCCATGTTGATCAGGGTAATGTGATTCTCGTACATCAAATATTTCAGATATAAATGGGCCTTGTTTACCTTTGCTATGACCTCTAACGGCATCGTGTCCAGCATCTCGTACTTTTTGAGCTACTGCGGCTTCTTGTAAAGCGTAGCGTAATTGATTGCCTTTGCGACTATTGTCATAAATATAACTAGCATAATCACTTAAATCAGGTGCGTGTTTATCTAAAAATTGTTGCACCAAATCATATTTAATGTCTTGTGGCCCACTTATAGCTTTACTTACATCTGATTGCAATTGTTTTAATTGATCTTTGTCAGTTAATTGAGCATAAGCTGTTTCAGGGGCTTTACCGCCAGTTGCACCTTTAACAAACAATGGGTTTTTATATAGTGTTTCGCCAGTAATTTTATC